ATACCACCAACCTTGGTCGTCTTTGTGTAGTTTACCCTGCATTGCCATGTGATCGAGCACATGGTCTGCTAGTTTCTTCGCTGCCTGCCAATAGGCAGGATGAGCGCCGTAAGGCAATAATTGCTGTGCTATGTCGAGCCTATCGATTGCGCCGCGTCTGTGCGATGAATTGAAGGCCCGAATGACATACTCTTCAAGAGCATGATCGGGAAGTTCCGTTTGCATAATGTGAAAAAATCCCTTCGCGCTTGTCGGCTGAAAAATTGGCCCATGCAAAGGCTCCGACGCGCACGAAGGGAAAATGGATTTTGTTGGTGTTTATGTTGCATGAATGAAAGGCTTTTTCACGGCCTAGGTTTAAATATATTTACTTGTCTCTGTTTGTCAAATAACGCTGCAGCGTCTCCTCGGCTTCATCCTCGATCCACCGCGTGGCCTGCGTAACAACCTCAAGCCACTTTCCGTCGATCTGGATTTCCCAGTCCCAACGATAGCAGTCGTCTTGATGGTTTGGCCAACACCGGAGCGGATACCCGCGCCAATTCATTTTGTCATTCATCCTGTCCTGATAGGAATTGGCGGAGCGCCTTGTTTTCTTTTATGAGTCGATCATTCTCTTCGGTGAGCGACTCGACGCGAATGTTTAATAACTCTACAAGCAATTCAAGATCAGCCATCTGTTCTTTAACAAGTCTTGTGAGATTTAGTAGTCTTGTTATGCCTTCGAACATAGTCTTCTATTCTTTCTAGGTGTTGTTCCGCCAGTGCTCTCCCCTCCGGCGTGTCATCGTATGTATGCTGGTGGACTGGTAGCGGGTCGCCACGTTCCAACCTTAGCCCAATGGGGCATTCATTCATGCAGATGACCAACCGGAGAGAGAGAGATCCGTTCATTTATTAAAACGGAATATCGTCGGTTTCGTCGGCGGGTTGTGCAACGTATCCGTTGCTTTTGGCGACGATGTGCTTGTCGGTTTTGGCCGCTGACTTGAACCGGTTGCCGAGCCATTTTGTTTTCTCGTCTCCGAATAACCAACGCTCCACGCAATTAAACTGATGGTCTGGGTTGGTCTGTCCTGGCTCAACTCCGACAAGGCAGACGCCTTTTTCTCCGATCAAGTCTTCGGCTTCGACCGTTACGTCTTCACCTGGCACTACGGCCCGACCGATGCTCGAAAGCACTTGGTCAACTTTCCACGCTGCCTTGGGCGTGAAAGTTAAGTGTTCCCACATTTTTGGGCCTTCGATGCCGCTTTCAAGAATGACTTGAACGTCGAGCTTGATGGTAGGGTTGCCGGCTTGGCTCGTCTTCTCGACCGCTTTCACGATCTCGACTTCGTATGTCCCCGGCTCTACGAAGTAGACGGCTGCTTGTTTAGGTTCTGATGCTTTGTATGTTGGCATATTTGTATTTTCTATTGTTGTTTGTTGGTCAGCGTTTTTTAGGATGCGCTGCCCCCTTTTGCCCCTGCTCCTACGGGACTGACCGATGTAGGTTGGCGAGGAAATTATTTGATCTTGGTCTGTCTTAGTTGTGTTGTTGGTGATCCGGCCTTGATCGCCGTTGTATCCGGTTCCACGCCGTTATTGGCGCAAAGTTCCAGATAACTCTTTTCTGACATCTTACCGCCAAGGGCGAGTATTAGTGTATCTTTGCTGATATCTTGTGCGGCCTTTGCGATAGCTTCAGCTTCCACAAATTTCCTTCCGCTGACGCTCGTCAGCTTCCAGCCGGCAACCTCGTCACCGCTTTCGAGACGGGTCTTGAGATGACCGAGCAAAGGCTCCGCGATCTCTTTCTCCGCGAGCTTCCACTCGCGGATGAATGCGCCAAGAGACTCCGGCGTGGCAAGGATGCGATCTTTGATCGCCTCGATGCTGTTACCGGTTGCCTCCGGTATAAGAGCGATGGCACTCTCAGCCTGTCGCACGATGGCGTGGCAGTTGTTGTAATGCTTGCACCATGAGCAATACTCGCAAGGCGTCGGCTTCGCATCCGCGCTTGTTGCGCGGTCGATTGTGCGCTGCGTGCCTTGCTTGGCTTCCTCGTAGGTAAACTCATAACTACGAATCATCTTTTGATCGACATATATGACGTGTGCCGTCCAAGACATTTCAAAGTTATCTTCCATGCAAGCCAAGGCGTAGGCTTGCAACTGATTTCTGTAATCCCTGACCTGTCCTGTTTTTATATCTGCGACCCACTTTTGCTCTTTGCAAACGGCGTCCGCCGTGCCGAGCTTTGATAGTCCAGGAACTGCCATCGCCAAGTACTCTTCGCGGGTTTCCACGAACGATCCTTTTGCAAGGCGTGTCAGTTCCTCGACGCCGTAGGAAATAGCTCCGGCATCTTCGCCAACTATTGCAACGTCATGCTCTGCCGAGATCAGGTTTCGGATCGCAATGTCTACCGCCGTGCCGCGCTCCGCTGCCGCGCTTGTTCCGCCTGCGCCTTCGAAGAGAGCGCACTCGGCGAGTTTGGGAAGCGTTGAAGGTGATATTTCTTTACTCATTTTATTTTAAATATTTAAGGTATAAGTGACGTTACAAATAATGGGTAGAATTTGTCACGAGTTTGCTGCCCTCCACTCGATCGCTGTATTCACGAACTGATCGACCCGAAGTGCAACCCTGTGTAGGTATTCTGGAGCGCAGTCGCGCCATGTCTGTTCGCTTGTTAATACGCCGCGAGCAAGTAGGAACTGATTTACCGCGCCTTCGTGCTCTGCGAGCCGGGCCTGCCAGCCGACCATTTCGTCGGATTCAACGATATGATCTGGCTGTTTATTTGCAACGGCTTCGAACAGATGAGCGACCGATGCCCATTCTAGCGGGAGTTCTTCCGCAAGGCCGGATCGTGTCTTGGCGTCGTAGGCTGCCGAGTGGGTTGTAAGGATGATGCGCTCTTTGCCGCCGATGCCCTTTCCCTTGCCGGAGTCGGTTGTCGAGACCTTGGTTTTAAAACGCAAGAACCAAAGCTCGTCGGCAAACTCTTTAAGCAACGGAGCCGATTGTTTGCTCAACTTTAGCTCGTAGCGATCGTATGCTGCCAAGGCGTCTGGAGCTTCAAAGCGGACGATCTTGGAGTGAGCGATCATCACCACGTTCTTTCCGGTGTCAATGAGTTGATCGACTGATGATAGGAACCGGCTCATGCGCTCTGCGACCATCACCCAGCCCTTGCCGAAGCCGAAGTCCTCGATGCTGGTCTTCTTAGTCGAAGCGAGCAGGTCTTCTACGCAAAGGCGCTCCGCCCAGTCTGCCGAGTCGATGACGATTGTTTTATAGTCGGTCGCTTTCGCTTCAGTTAACGCATCGGTTAATTGCTTCCAATTGCCGATCTCGCAACGATCCACGTCTAGGTGCGATGTTCCGCCCTCGATGTCCAAGAACAGCGGCTTGGGGAATTTGGCCGCGAATGTTGATTTGCCTACGGATTCAACTCCGTATATTACTACGCGCTGGGCGCGGGTTTGTTTTCCTTTTGTTATTTTCATTTTTTCCTTTGTTGTTGTTGTTTTACTGCGGTGATTATTTTCTTTTGTAATCTTGCCAATGGCGATTATTTTTGTGTAATTCTTCTGCATCTGCGACTTGCTTCTCCCAATTTAATGGCAATGGATGTTTAGATTTGCGTAGAGGATTAACTTGATTAATATAAGAGTCATATATTTCCATAGATTGCAATTTAGCTTTGCTGTAAAGATCCTCTAGGGCTTCAGTATCTTCTTTATACATTTTAGCATTATACTTATATCCATAAATCCCCCACTTACTCTTAACTATCGCATTAATTAAAACATCGTCATACCAATCTTGATAACTGTTACAAGATTGTGTTTTATTTTTTGATCGGCTGCCAATATTAATAATTTCTTTATCGGCCTCTTCAATATCAATCCCGTTTTCTTTGTCATAAAAATTCCCATGAATTCCTAAAAATACCCACGGATAATCATATTCGTCCATTTCCATTGCTTCGCCAATAATCTCAAGTTCTATTAGGTCTTTAGATAATTTACCTGCAGCAAAAGGCTTAATCCATCGCTCAACTTTCTTTGCCAGATGCGAATAACAATCTTCCTCAAATAGACTCACATCTGATGGGATTTGATATTTTTGTCTAAGTTTTAGTTGTGCTGATTGATATCCTTCATCTCCATCATAATCAGCTTTAGAAAGCATATCTTGGCATTCTAACAAGCGATGCAGCCTGTCCTTAATCTCTGCAGCGGCGAGTTCAATTTCAGTCTTTGTAAGCTCTCTATTATTCTTATCGGCTTCGGTTTGGGTGTCCATAATTTTAATGATTCTCCTTTATTTAATGTTTTCTGTTTTTGGTTTTCTATTTCTGTTTCTTTTATTTCACTTGGGCATTCTCTGCTGGTTGTTGTTATCACTGATCCATCTAAACTAAATATCTCTTTATCGTAAATACTACCATGCAATAGTCCGTTTCCTGCAAGATCAAGCACCGTGCAATATTCCTTTTTAGGTGACGGCCTAAGTCCTCTTCCAGTCATTTGACGCCACAAGCACCGGCTATATGTAAAGCGGTTTAAAACAATCATATCGATTCCAGGTATATCATTTCCCTCTGTGAAAATGGTATGATTTAAAAGAACCTTAACGTCTCCTGATTTGAATTGCATAATAGAATTATTCCTTTCATCCATCTTCATGGTGGAAGTAACTATTGCAGAAGGTATATCTTTTTTAGATAATTCATGCATCATTTGATATGCCGACTTTATACTTTGCGAGTAAACCAATGCTTTTGTAAAGTTGTGCTGCATCATTGTAAAAGTTGCAGCTCTGGCAGTCCATTCTGATTGCGTTTCTGAGACAGGAACAAATACTTTAGCAGGACACAACCATCGATCTTGAGTTAAAGTATAGATATCTGGGCCGGAAATTATCTTACTGAATCCACAACTGCCAAGACCTATCCCATCTCCGCGATATGGCGTAGCTGTTAAGCATATCACTATCGCATTTGGATTGTCACTTATTATTCTTTGATAGCTGTTAGCCGCTACATGATGCCCCTCATCTACAATTATTGATGCAAATCCCTTAATGTCATTGCGCGATTGTGACATAATTAGCGTTATGTCCGAATTGTGCTTTTGAACCTGTTCAGCCAATTCAACCCTGTGCGTTATCCATGCTATTGGTTTTGGAAGCATTGGAATTATACCTTCTATTGCTAGGATTGTTTTGCCTGAACCTGTTGGGCAAGAAATAACGATCTTGCTATGATCGATCAAAGAATCCTTTAATTCTTCAATAACTGCACTTTGGTAGTCTCTTAACATTTTTTATTTGCTGCATAAACGGCCACAGCTAATGCCGCCCAAGTGTGCGACTTAATTCCATAAGTCGGCCCTGGGGTTTTCTTTGTTCCCTGCGGCCCGATGAGATCGAGCAAGGCTTGGCGAATGTTCGCGTCCTTGGCTCGCATCGTGCCGCATAGG